GTACTCTCTAAAGCTAGAGTTCTATTGTTATATGAATTAGTAAAAAAAGCCGCTTTATCTAAAGCCGTTGAGCCGTTTTCGAGTACTTGTTGTAAGCCTATTGAACCGCCAAGTTTATTCATGCCATTGAAGTAAACAAAAGTAATTCCATCGTGTGTTTCAACAATAAAGTTTGCTCTGTAATTTGGCGGAAGTGTTAAATCAGTTTCGTCAGGAAATTGCATTTTCCAACTTCCTACTAAGTGTTTTAGTGTTTTAGGGGTAGCACTTCTATTTGTTATTGAAATAACATGGTCAGGTCTTAAAAACTCTGATAAAAACTCACTACTTGGGTTAAAACCATTTATTTCAGTAGTTGCATCATCTGTAAGGATAAATTTAGTAGCCTTTTGGTCTAAGTCAATAGTTATTGATCCAGAAGCATCAGATAAATAAATATTTACAAACTCTTCTTTTTCAACAAAAATATTTCCAGGATAAACCTCGTCAGGATTATTAACAGTAGAACCACTAATAAACCACGATGTTAAATAAACTGTGTTTTCAGGTGTTAATGGTGCTTGTACTGCTTCAATAGCATCAACCTCATCCCCTTGAATAATGATAATATCATTATTAGTATCCATTACTGCAATATCAATTCTAAAATATCCAGTAGTAGCAGCATAAATAGTACGAACTATTGGCGAAGCGTTTTGATAAATAATGGCGTTAATATTCCATTTAAAACCAACGCTAAATGTAAAATCATTTCCAGTTCTAGTGATAGTTCCAATACCAATAATAGGGTTTTCTTGAACATAAGTAACAGTATTACCGCTGTTATACCCTAAAAATGGAATATAATTCAACTGAAATAATCTATTATAAAGTTGCTCCCCACTAACAAAACTTTCATTAGGATTAGCCAAGTTCTTAACCTGAACATTTGTAACATCATATTCATAACGCATAGACCCATTGCGTTCAGTAATTTTAAACTTATTCCCATCAATAGAAATATCAAAATCACTAATCGCAAATAGCGTACTCGGTAAATTGTTATGAGTGTGCCAAAAAAGCTTTTCCCCTTTTTTATGTATTAATAAAGTATTCATCTTAATATGGATGTTCGTTACTATAAATTGTTAAACCAGTCGCTATGTTCACGGCAAAAATACGCACCTTTTTATTTGTTCCTCCACCACTAATAATTCTAGATTGTGGGCTTGAAGTACCACTAAGCAATAAAGGATTGCTCCAATTAGGAAGCTCATCCCATTTTACCTGACTGTATAATTGAACAAAAGAAAAATTAGCAGTAAACGCAATAGAGTAATTGCTTCCGCTAGTGTTGGTCACGCTAGTAATTGTTAAAACTGAATTATCAATAATAAATTCCCAATCTCCATTTTCAAAACCTTGCCATTGGTCGTTATCTTTGCTTATTTTATTTGGAGGAATAACAATACTATATACACCATCTAACGTAATAGGATAATCTGTAACATCAATTTCAAGTATTTTATCATTAACACTAAATTTACTTGATGGAATACTAGCAAACAACACATCATCTTTATAAATCGTTGCGCTAATATCACTTGCCATCGCAAATGTTTTATTAAACTCCAATTGAAATAAAGTGCTAGTAGCAGTAGCAGTATTAAACTCCGCCAAAGACAAATCACCTTCAGGAATTTTATTAACCACTTCCAAACCTTGATAAATCTGATATTGATAAGCTCTAAATTCCTCACTAGGATTATACTCATAATCCAACTGAAAAAAGTTTGAAGTACCCAGCTTGTCACCTTTTTTAACACTAGGTTTATTGTTTACTCTATAACTATTAATGTAAAGTATATCATGGCTAAATAATGTAACTATCCTATCAAAAATGAAGTTATTGCAGTAGGCAAACTTCCCTTTTACAATCTTTGTTATTTGTTGTCTATAACTAATCTCATCTCCCGAAAGTTCTGTATATCCTTTACTCTCAATTTTAGCATCAATATCGTTGTCAAAAGCAATTAATCGTATTCTTTGAAAATAATTAGCTATCTCATACGATATACCACGATAATAACTCTCGCTTTTATACACAAACACGCTAGTTTCTTCAAATTTTTGATAACTAATAATAAATGGTGAAGAATACCAAACCCTATCAGAAACAGTATGAGATAATTTTAAATATAAAGGCAAACGTCCAAAGTCAATTCCCACATTACCAAACTCATATATAATCTGTTTAACACCGTTTCTATCTTCAAACTCTTCAATAAAAAAGTTATTATTTAGCTCAAATGTGAATTTTACATCTTCCCTACAATCAACTAACTCAATAAGAATATTACCTCCAAAAGCTATATTTGTTTTTGAGTTGCTGATTTGCAAAAAGGTTTCATTAGGAAATTGTTGAACAAAAACATTCTCTATAACTTTTGCGGTTAGAAAATTTTCATTTATTCTAACAGTCTGAAAATCGCTATCTAATCTTAAAAAGCTATAATCCATATTAACAAGATTGTTTTACAACAGAGTTATTTTATACAAATATATAAAAGTTTACCTTAACTAAGGTTAATCGTGGTTTATTTTAAAAAAAAGTATTTTTATAACCTACTTTTAGTATTTTTGTTAAATGTTTTTGTTTGTTGGTATAATATTTGTTATATTTTTTATTGTGTATAAATTAATTATTGCTCTTGGAAATTCATGTTTTCAAAACAGTAACAAATCATGCAATAATAAATACATAAACAATTATTACATTGACAATAGAAAGATTATAGTTTCTAAAGATGAAATCAACACCATAAATAAATGAAAAAACTTTTACTTATAACTGCTATTTTATTGTTTTCTTATTCGTGTTCAAAAGAAGATGATGGATGTGTTTGTAAATCTGCTCGTTATTGTATTTTCGGTCAAGACGATGTTTTTTATGTTGAAAACGTGCCAATTGATTGCGAAACAAAACAACCTATAAAACCTCTTACAACTAATCCAAACGCTATCTATTGCGGTTGCGAAGATTAAAGACTAATCAAAGCCTCTTCTAAAGCCTCCTTAGTGCTGTAAACAACATCATTTAGTTTAACTTTGCTAAAGTGCGTTACATTACAAATAGGCGTGTTGTTTTCGTCATAAGCAACAAACATTCCTATTCCCGATAATTTCCACCAATCTGCATTTCCGTTCAAATTATATGCAACATCATTAACAACTAAAACGTCACCGACATAAGAAATAGTTAAATATTCTGTTTCAAATTTTTCTTCACCTATAAAATCTAACTGATTGTCAGCCCAAGTGTGTTTCATCTTTTTAGGAAACAATTTTAAAACCTTGCCTTTGACATCATAACACCTTATAAAACCTCTATCATTCTCATAGCTATCTAATATAGAAAGCACATCATTAAAACCTGCTTTCAATTTTAAATCAGAAACAACTCCAGTAGTCAATGGGTTTGGTAAATCATCATAATCAATAGTGCCATTCTCAATAACATTTACGCTTTCGCTGGTTAATCTACTTTCAAATTCCCCATTCGATTTAAAATAACTATTAATAATGTCTTTTTGCGTAAATCGTGTGCAAGTTTTTAAATACTCATAGTAATACTTCATATTCCTTTTTATAGAATAATTAGCATTAATAAATTTGTTTTCGTTTAATGCAAAACCTTCAATAGTTCTAACAGTATAATCCACATCAGTATAAGCATAACGCATCGTTATAAAAGCATCACCGCTAAAACTTGGAGTAAAAGCAATAGGCGTTAAAGTCAATACAGACGATGTAATACTAAACACCGTATAACTACCTACGTTTTCCCCAACGGTTATTTCAAAACTATCACCAACACCAAAACCAAGCAACAACCAATTAATAATAACATCGCTTTGCTCTCCTTCGCTATCTCTATTTAATATCTGTACTTTTCCATCACTAATACGCATATTCAAATACGAAGAAAATCCGCCAAACGTTCCGTCTGGTAAATCTGTTATTTCAACAATATAAACATCGTCATCCTCACTAACTGCCGTTGTCGGTTCGGTAACTTCTAAATCTACTATAACCTGAATTGCTAACGGATCACGTACAAAGCTATTTTTAATCTCTTTTGTGTTTTCAGCATTTTCATTCTGTATCAACCATTCGCTCTCCGTGTGTATTGCGCTTTTTGTGCCTTGTGTGGTGCGTTCTTGTTCATATTGTTTATAACCATACTTAAACTTATTAAGCATTGCGTTATCGTCGTAATAACGTTTACTATCTTCACTAGGAATAATTTGTAAAACACCAATTTCTACATTTTTATAATAATCGGCATGATGCCCTATGTAAACTTCATCTTCCAATAACTCATAATCACAATTAACCTCATTTAAACTATCTAAAACATCTTTAGCTGTAGTAGTGAATGTCTCAGTTTTCTGTGATACCATAGCACGATTAAAAACTGCATTATTGTAATGAGTTCCTCCTATTTCAAACAGTTCAGCATTTACAGGAATAGAATTGATATTTTTAATAGATTGTTTAATTAAATCTATCCATCTACTCGCTTTTATAACCGTGTCAAGTGCTGTTTCAGTATATTCTATCTTGAAATTACAAAAATCAAATTCAATCCTCATGTCTCCTACAACGCCAGTTGATGCAGCAATCATTCTCCAATACAAAGACAAAGCATATCCGTTTGGTAAATCGGGTAAGTCATAAACTATTTGAGTAGGTATTGTAACATCTTGATTTGCCCCACCACTAAAATAATGACTATATATTTCTTCTTTTTCAACAGTATCTCCAGTTGAGTAATCTGGAATAAATTTAGTGTATGAAAAAGAAAATACAGCGTTTGTGTCTGAAATTCCGTTAGGTCTGTATTTTATAACAGCATTAACATCAATAGTTATTTTACCTTTACTTAAATAGTTTTTTGCTTTTACATACTTAAAATTATTTAAAGCATCTTCAAAATTAGTATCTATTTGTTTTTGAAAAGGAGTGAGTGTGTTTTTTATTTCGCTTTCTTCTATTTGTTGCGAGGCGTTATAATAATTTAACCCAACAGCATGATATACGTTAGGCTCTGTGCTTTTCCATGTTGAAGCTCTATTTATGGGTGTAGCTTTTAACAGTAAATTAAAACTATCCATTGGGGTAATAGTTTCCTGCTTTACGTTTTTATCTCCAAAAGCATTAAACTTATCTTCCATTCTACGCTTTATATTCATAACGTCATTTTTGTCGATAAGTTTACACTTCAAATAAGTATAACCGTCTGTTAAATCTTTATCAGTAAAATCTAAAGCTTGCTTTGGAGCAAAAACACCGTCTTTACTCAAATGATAAAACGCTTTAAACTCAAAACCGTATTTGTCTAACCCATACAATAACCATGCTAAACCATAGTTTAAATATTTAGATGTTTCTCCTTGAGGATTTATAACTTGTTCAGTTTCTCCTAATTTACCAACTCTATCAACAAAGGTTAAAGTAGTAAGTCCGCTATATTTCTTATCTCGCCCATATCTTTTACTAGATTGCTCAATAACAAATGCAGAAACATCAAAACCTATTGGCTCGCATATTTCGTACAATCCGTCAAAATCTATCCCCTCAAACTCTAAATAATGTCTAAATCCGTTTGTGTCAACTGTATTATTCATAGATTAAAGTATTTTTCCAATGCCTTCTGCACGGTTGTTCATATTTTCAATTTCTACACTTCCATAAGAAACATACTCTTTAATGCCATTTTTGTCAAAACTCCATCTGTACTTTTCTCCGCTATTGATGGCGTTTACAATATTGTTTCCGTGAGTATGCAAATCTTCTCTGGTCAACCCATTGCTTTGCGGAGCATAGCTTATATTATTCCCAAACAACATCCTATCAAGTTCGGCTTTCCATTGTGCATTCGTGAACACTTTTGTTCCTGCTGGCTTATTCATCAATACATTTCGTCCTTCAGGTTGCGTTATCGTTCCATCAGGCGTTACAATAGTTTCTCTATAATCAGCACCTTTACCATCATTAACCATCATCAATCCGCCTTTGTGATAATCCGTTCCTTTCCAGTATTGAGGCACTTCTTTAGATGCAACAAAAGCTAATTGTATTGCGCCTATAACTCCAGCAGCTATTGAAGAAGCCCAATCCCCTTTTGCTAAAAAAGCTACAACCGCTTGAGCTGTGTTAATTCCAATATTAAACAATGCCATTTGCTTTTGCGCTTTAGCTTCTCTTTTTCTTATTTCTCGTTGTTCTCTTTGATATTGTCTTTCTATTTCTTTTTTAGCTTCTGCGCTATCCCCAGCATACGCAATAGACAAATCTCTTTGTTGTTCTAATGCTTTTCGTTCATTCTCAAAATTATCTGCATTAGCTTGTTGAAAGAAATTAAAAAACTCTTGAACCACTTCTGTAATTCCTAAAAAAGTAGTTTTGAAATCTTCTCCAAATCCTTGTATTTTCCCTTGTAGTAAATCAAAAAAGGTTACAAAACCACTATTTTGTATAAAATCATCCTTAAAACTTGCTATCCAATCTTCAGTAGCTTTTTTTAGTTTTTCGGTTTCGTCTGTTGCTTTTTTAGCATTCTTTTGCCAATCCTCAAAAGTCTTTTTTGGGTCTTCTCCAAACAAATCAAGCTTTAATCCTTCTCCATCATATTTATTATGATAATCCTCAAATGCTTTGTAGTATCGGTCAAGTTCTTTTATTGAATCATCCGTTTTTTTACGTTCAATTTCTTCTATTTTATTAGCATAATTTATAGCATCAATCTCCATTTGTACCTTGCTATCTTTATGCCTTCTAATGTTTTCAAAATACTCATTCGTGGCAATCTCCATAGCCAAATCCGAGTTTTCCTCAATCAGTTTCAAACGCTCACTAAAATAAAGTTTGTCATCATTTAACTTTTCTTCATTCAGTTTCAACTTGCGCTCCGCCTGTGCTTGTTTCAATTCATAACGCAAACGCAACTCATTCTCTAATTGCACTGCAAGTGCTTTTCTCTCTTTTTCCTCTGCTCTTAACTGAGCTTTGGTTTTTTCTGTTTCCTGATTATCTTTTTTCTTTGTTTCTGTAAGTCCGTTAATAAAGTCGGTAGCTCCTTTTACAACACCATTATAAAATCCTTGTGTTTTAGCTAGCTCATTAAGTTTTTTATTAGTATCTTCTAAATTCTTTTTGTTTTCTTGATATTCTTTGTTATAAGCATAAAACGTATTGTTTTTTGCTATATATTTCATCGTAGAACCATATTCTTTAGCTTTCTCCGTCAACCATTGCATTTCTCTTGTAGTGCCTTCAAATTGTTCTAATGCGTATTTTCTTTTTAACCTAGCAGTTTCTAATAATTCTTTTTCTGTTTCTAATCCACTTTTCTTAATTTCGTTTAAATCTCTTTGAATATTTTTTTGTCCTTCAGCAAACTTTGTGTCATAATTCTTTTGAGATTTATTAACTTCTCCATTGATGTCTTTCAACAAATTCAAAACATCAGTTCCTAATTCAATGAAAAAACCAAAAAATCTACTAATACCACCTGTATCACTATTATCAAGATTTCTAACAAAATCCGTCCATGCAGTAGATAATCGGTTAGTTTTAGATGTTAATGTTTCAACTCTATTAATGTTTTCAACCCCAAACATTATTTCTAACTGCTTCGCAAATTCAGGTATAACCTCCGCACTCAATATCTTACCATCTTTCATCAATTTTGCAAAAGATGCTTCGGTAACTTTCATTTCAGGATGTAGTTTTTGATACGCCGCAACCATAGCTTTAAATGCACCAGGTAAAGCATCCCCAAGCTGTCCTCTTAATTCTTCTGATTGCACCGTTCCTTTACTCATCATTTGATTTAAGGCGTAAAAAGCACGTTCTGCATTTTCACTACTCAACCCCATTACTGCCGTTGATTTAGAAATGCTTTCAAAAATATTTTGAATTTCGCCGTTGCCTAATTTGTCTTTAGCATTTACATAAAATTGAGTGTAGCTTTTTGTTAAATCATTTATCTTTAATCCATAATCTTCTGCTATTCTATTCAAGAATACTTGTTGAGCATAGAAATTCTCTTGTGTTTCTGTAACATTTTTCAATGCTAAATCCAAAGACTGAATTTCTTTAATCTCCTCAAAAACCGCTTTAGTAAAAGTGGCTACTGCGGTAACACCTCCAACAACTCCAAAAGCCGATAATAAGTTTTTTGCAAACCCTATACTTCTTTCGCCTGTTCTTCCCCATTTATCAACGGCTTTATCTGCCGCTAACACTCGGTTTTGTAAGGTTCTAAATTCTTGTTGTGCTTGGCGTAATTCTCGGTTAAACTCCTTTTGTGTTTGCCCTGCTGCTCTACCACGTACTAATAAATTTTGGTATTTTTCAGAAGCAATAGCAACCTGCGCCGATAATTTTCGATATTCTCCCGCAACTTGTGATGTTAAAGTAGCTTCTCTCTTTAATTCTGTGTTTATTATTTGCTTGTCTACTCTTTCTTGAGCAGTAAGACTGTTATTTCTTGTTCTTTGCGCTTGAAGTTCTAATTGTTTTTGTTTTAATTTTTCCGTTGCAATGGTTTCTTTTTGAAGCTCAATAGTCAAATTTCTACTATTTTCAACAAACTCATTCAATCCTTTTGGAGTGTTTATTGTAGCGATATTTTTATTTACCATTAAAGCATTATTTGCCAAAGCTAACATCTTGTTATCAGCTTCAGTAATCTTACTAATAAGTTGATCAACTTGTCTAAACGCTTCCTGTGAAGCAATCAAATCTATTTCGCCATTATTTGCCATTGCTTTGCTCTTTTAAAATATTCAACAACTCACACCAATATTTAGTGCTTATTTTTTTTGGATTAATAACATACCCTAACTGTAAGTTTTGAGAAACTAAAATCATTTGTTTTTCTAATGATAAAGTCTTTCCTCTATCTTCTTGCTTCAACTCATTTTGCAATAACGCTATCTGTATTTTTACCGATTTCAACTTATTAAGTATCGTTTCACATTCCTTTAAATCACTTTCAAAATTTCCTATTTTCTTTATTTTATAACCCCATTTCTCAAGTGTTTCTATAAATGAAAAACGCATCTTTTGTCCATCTTCTGTAGGCTCAAATCCTTGCATAAATCGTATAATTAATCCTAAAACAATGTCGTGTTTCATCTCTAAATTGTTTTTTCTTGCCATTTTTTGAAGTCTGTTAATCAAACTTCTATCGCCAATAGCTGTGAAATACTCTTCAAAAATGCTTTCATAAACATCACTCAAATCCGTAACATCCAATTTTGGCTGTCTACCATTAAAATCCTTATACAACCACATCAAATCACCAGTAACTTCAATCTTATTAAAGTTATACAAAGGCAATTCCTCAATACTTCTATATATTTTATCAGTATCAATCAAATGTACTTTCTTGCTTGTCTTTGCAATGCTTTCATTATTTCGTTCCTTAGCCATAACTGCTCTTTTGGTGGTAATCCGTATAAATTTGTATAATCGTTAAAAAAATCCGCTTTTGCTCCGCTTCCTGTTCCTGTAGAGAATATTCTAATCTTGGTTAAACTACTGTCAACTTCAACCTCAAAGTTTCCTGCAAATGCACCCGTCCAAATAAAATTATAAGGTTCTCCTGCTTTCTTTGGTGCTAATGGATTTTTTTCTTGAGCAAATAATTCTGTGCTTAAAGAATAAAACCCCGTAAATTTTGAGTTCAAACTTTTCAAAACACCTCCATCACTTCCTATATGTTGGTCAATGTTTGTTAAATTAAGTTTGATAATTTCTTTTTCTTGGCTCAATACAAAATCCCTTTGAGTGTCTAAAATCGTAGTTCTAAACTGTTTTAAATTCCTCAAATATTGTCGTATCGTTGCCATAGTTTTTAAAAAAAGGCGAATACCTTATCAATACTCGCCTTTTAGGATTTTAAAAGTTAAACTAAAACTTATGCAGTTACTGTAACTGTTTCTTTTGCCGATTTATACAATATATCGTCAATTTCAATAGCGTTTAAACCAGTAGTAGCATTGTTTGTCTGCAATGTAATCACATCATTTACTGAAAGTGCAGCTACCGTCAAAGCTACATAAGGAGCGTCACTACTATAACTAATTCCGCTTGGCACAACTGTAGTTCCATTAACCTTATATTTCAACTTTGCAACGGTCAAGTTTGGCACTTGGTGGCTTTTATCACTCAACAAAGGATTAAACAATACTTTTGTTCCTGCTGCCGTTGGACGTACATTCAAAGTAATATCGTTTACATCAGTTAATTCAGTTGGTGTAAAATCCAATTCTGACTGGTCGATACGTACCTGACGGCTTTCTTCCGTAACATCCAATATCTGAAACTCCATACTTGTAACAGGTGCTTTTGTTCCATCACCACCTTTATATGTATAAGGATAGATTTGACCAATAGAAATTCCTTTTACAGTTCCCGATTTCGTTTGTATTAAAAATTTTGCACCATCAACATCATACACCGCTAAATTCCATGCTCCAAAAGATAACAAACTACGCAATGCGTTGGCAAAGTCAATACCGTTATCAAACATTACTTTAGTTAATCCAGGTACTTCTCCTGCTAAACGGTTCAATCCTGAACCTGGTCTAACATCATAAGTAGGTTTATGGTCTTCTGGTTCAAAAGAAACAACACCTTGTAATATAATAATATTACCTTTTAGCTGTTCTTGACGAATGTACGCCTTGCTTTTACCTTGATAAGCAAATCCTGCTCTGGTAAGTTCAATCGTAACTACTCTATTTTTATCCCTTTTACAACCAGCAAAACCAAATCCAGGCATTTCTGATGCCGAACAGTTCAACAAGTTTAAGGACGCTAATAATTCTGCTAATTCATCCATTTTTTTATGAATTTATGAGTTAATAAATAAGTTATTTGCTTTTCGCTTGTGAGGTTTACACTTTCCCCAATGCTATAAAGTTTGTCAACTGTAAAAGGTTTTAATACCTTAAAAGTTTGTACTTTTTTAACTTCGGTTGCTACAACCTCAATTTCTTCAATCTTTTTTCCTTTTTTAGGCATAAGATTAAAATTTAATATTAGTATTAATGCATTTTCGAGTTTCAAATATCACATCAATTTCTAAATAAATAACCATCCACACGTCTCCTGTTGCGTTTTCTTTATTTATTTTATTCCATTGATATTCTTGTATTCTTTGAACTGTATAATCAGGATTTATTCTTGATATTCCGCTACGTTCTAAAGCTGTTATTAAATTATTTTTAATAGGATTTAAAAGCCCTTTAAACTCTAAATCAAAAACATCTCTACTAGCTCTACTAACTCCTTGTGAATTACTAGCAATAATTATTTTTGCACGTCTTGAAATAGTTTCTCTGATACTATCTTCATTGTCTTTATCTTCTATCAACCAAATAAGTGGATATTTAGATATAGTTTCAGGAAGCATCATAAATTCATTTAATTTTATCTGACTACCCCAACTAAATCTGATTTTTGTTTCGTTATTGTTATCGTCTTTATGCGGAGGCATTAAGTTAATAACTTCTTCAAACAATTGCTCAAAAGATGTAGTTATCATAATCCAAATGAATTTTTAGCGTCATCTAATGAATAAGCGCAAAATTTACTTTCATCCCACGTAGGAAATTCATCTTTTTTGTCAATCAAGTATCTATACAATGAAACATCTTTCAACTCTTGACCGTACCAATCAGTAAAATTATCCGTAATTATTGGTTCAAATAAATAACCATATTGAAACCCTTTTAAAAATAGTATATTGGCGTTAGCTATCTTATAATTTGGACTAACATTTTCTGCGTTTCCTGAATTTGCTTTAACTACTCCAAACGCTGTTAATTGTTCTGAGTATTTTGTTAAAAATAAATCATAAACACGGTAAGCGATTAATGAATAATCACTTTTTAATCCTATCCAATTTTTATCATCATAGCTATCGCCAATTACTAATTTTTTCCATTTAGCATTTAACGGATTATCAATATCTGCTAAAGCTAATTGTAGTTCATCATAAAGCGTACCACCTAAAGCTCTTAATAGTATTTCACGTTCTGTTTGAATACAAAGATTTTTCAACACGTTCACAAAGTTGGGCGAACTTTGCCCCCCAACAGGAATAGGATTTGCAACCGCCAATGGCAAGTACAACTCATTCTCTTTGTTAAACCACGTATTATCTACTATCTGAACCATTGTGTGTTATGCTTTGTTTTTGCTGTTTTTTGCTAACTTTTTTTGAAGT